GGTTAAATACACAATAGGTATAGATGTAGGATCAACCGACTTCACAGTTGTAACACTTATAGGCTATACACCATTTTATAGAGAAGTTATTGTGTTAGACTTTTGTGAGATAAATCAAAGTGGTATAGATGACATATGGGGTATGATTGTTAATTGGTTAAGTCCATATCAAAATATCATAGGGTATAAGATACATGGTGTGTTTATAGATAGTGCAGCACAAATATTAAAGAGATCACTTGCACCAAGATTTATGAACACATATTCAATGAACATAGCAAACAGTTTTAACTATACAATTAAAGAGCGTGTAGAGTGGGGTATTAGATTCTTACATCAAGGTAGACTAATGTTTACCGAAAGAACTTTACCAATATATAATAGTTTTACCAAAGCACTATATAGCAACAACGCACGAGCTACTGACATTAGAGAATATTCACAACACATAGATAAAGATAGAATAGATGCAACAGAGTATGGTATCACACCATTTATACAAGAAATGCTAAACGTAATTTAAAGGAGTTTATATGGGAATCATTACAAGTAGAGTTGATAAATACATCAATAAATTAAAATCGGAGCATCCTTATGAATATGATTCATTACTAACTCCTGATAGAATGGAACAACTGCAAAGTAGATTTACACGCAATATGCTTATAAACAGTGCGTGGTATGCAGGCAACGATTTAGAATTGAAGCAACTTTACGAGAAAGACTTGAAGGCTTTTAAATTGCATAAAAAAACATCAGATGAGCTAAATTACTTTTGGGCTCAACCAACTGATGGAACTAATATAAGAAAGATACATAGTGGAATACCTCAACTTATAACTGAAAAGATGGTAGATTTATTATTATCTAATGGCTATGAGTATACAGTATATAAAGATAAAGAATTAACAGAGCGTGATGATGATGTTCAAGATAGATTAGAAAACATACTACTTGATAACAATTTCGCTATGCAACTACAAGAGGGCATAGAAACGGAGAGTTGGTCAGGTGGGGTAGCATTTAAGTTATCTTTCAATAAACGCTTTAAATATCCAATTATAGAGGTTATACAGCCTGAGGACTATGAGCCAGTCATTGAAGCTGGTAGAATAGTTGAAGATATATTCATTAAATACTTTAGTCGTAAGCATGGTAATTTTAAATTAAAAGAACGTTATGGCATAGATACAAGTGGTGGGTTTATAAAATATGAATTATATAGACACACTAATGGCGATTGGGTAGATGCTAAGTTATCAGATTTAGATGAAACTAAAGATTTAAAAGATACATCATTTAAAGGTATATTTGAAAAGTTTAGTATATATAAACCTAACAAACTACCTAATTCAGAGTTTAGAGGTTCACGATTAGGTGAGAGTGATTATAGTGGTTCACAAGGATTGTTTGATGCGTTAGATGAAGTTATATCAGCGATGATACAAGAGTTTAGAGATGGCAAGATAAAAAACTTCTGGCCTTCTAATTTGCTTCCTGTTGATCCAACTACTAATAAACAGTATATGCCACCAACACTTAAAAAGGATTTCATAGTATATAACAGTGGTATAGGCGAAAAAGAAAAAGCAAGTAAACCTGAATTAGTTCAAGGTGAGATTCACTCCGAGAAATACTTATCAACTTATATGAAACTTATGGAAAGTATCTTAAACAATGCAGGGTTAAGTCCACAAACTGTTGGATTGACAGGTTTAGAATCAACAGCAGCAAGTGAAGAAAGCCAAGAGTTAAGAGAAAAGACTTCTATAAGAACACGTGAAAAGAAAATTGCAACATGGACACCTTCATTAGAAAACTTATTTATTTTATCATTAAAGATTGATGATTTAAAAAATGGTAAGAAACCTAATGACTATGTTGTAGATGTTAATTTCAATGATTATAAAATACAAACAATGAAAGATAAGACTGAAATATCAGGGCTTGGAATTGCAAGTGGCTCATGGGATTTAAAAACAGCAATAGATTATGTTCACGAAGATAAGACTGATGAAGAACGTATATTGATAAGAGTTAATAGCAAGATAGAACGTGGCATCAATGTATTTACTAAAGAAGAAGAAATCATATATAAGAAATATGTCATGGAAGTAGAAGCTGAACAACCAGTTGTTGAAGAAGCACAAGTTGAAGAACCTGAAGAAGAAGTAGTAGAAGATATTGAGGAAGATGTAGATGGAACTATTAGTTGATAGCCATAGAGATTATCGAAGGTTAAGACCTAATCCAGATGAGAAGATACAACTTGCAAATGCAGGACTTCAATGGGTATTAAGTTCTAATGTGTCAGCAGTAGGAAAAGATGATAAAGATTTATTTATAAGATTTCACAATGGTAGTTTATATAAATATCCAAATCAAGCAAAGTTGTTTGATCCGATGATGGCAAGTAATTCTAAAGGACACTTTGTATGGGTTAAGTTAAGAAGAAAGAATGTGCAGTACAGCAAGATAGGTGCAATACCATTTAAGACTGATGTAGAAGCAACTGATGATGAGCTGTTTAAATTAGTCCAACGTGAGAGTTTTGATGTGGTAGCACAGTTAAAACAATTAGGGTTATTGGTAACACCAGAAGCAATAGGCATTAAAAATGATTTATTCGGTCTTTTTAGACCATAAGATACACACAACATACATTTAGTGTATGGAGCAAAACAAACAGCCGACAGGCTATAAATTGGAGGCATTATGGAACAAGAAGTAAAAGTTGAAACTGTTAAAACTCAAAATCCACAGGAAGTAGAAACTACAACGGAAACCATAGAAACGGAAGAAGTAGTGGAAGCTAAAAAGTCTAATGCTACAGAAGTGTTAAGAGAATTGTCAAAACAATTTAGTGTTAATTTATTTGAAGAGGGTGGATTAGAAACTCTTAAAGGTAAATGGCAAGAAAAAGAAACTGTATTAACCAGCACTAAAGCAGAATTAGATACGTTATCTAAAGAGAAATCAAACTTTGCTCAATTAGAAAACGATTATAAAGTGCAGATAGAAGCATTGGGTATGGGATTTGGACAAGAAAGTTTAGAAGAAGTCCTTGCACTCGCTAAAGTCCACGCTAAAGGCAATCCAATTCAAGATGGATTGAAGATTGTAAAAGAAAAATACGGTAATGTATTTACCGTTGCTGAATCAATAGGGTTGCTACATAATGATGTTAAAGGCGATAAACCAAATGTTCCAAGAACTGAACAAGAACGTTATATGGCTCAAAATCCATTATATGCACACTTTGAGAAGCAAGAAAAATAACACATAAAATAAAAGGAGATTCACAATGGCTAATTTATTATATCCAGCATCAACGGGGCATTATGTTGATGACAAGTTTTCAGCATTATTAGAACCTAATCTATGGTTCAAGAACATTTTTCAACCAGGTGTAACATTCACCGACAAGTATCAAACAGGGCCAGCAGGTCAAATTATGATTCATAAACCAGGTATCACAGCGATTACTTCAACAGTTCCTGGTGCAGATTTCTCTGATGCAATCGATGGTGATAGCTTAATCACTATCTCATTGAACACACAGTTTAATCGTTCAAGAAAGATTTACGGTGCTACATTAGCTTCAGTTGCTTATTCAGCAGTTGCAAGTGAAATGGAAACAGCAATCCAAGAAGTAAAAAAAGGTTGGACGTTAGCAGCATATACTGCATTAATTGAAACGACTTCAGTTATTAGTTCAACTAATACAGCAACAGTTGTATCAGCTTCAGATATTTATGACACTATCGTAGATGATAGAGCTAAATTAGTTGCAACAGGCGTAACACCAGATACATTGATTGTATCACCCGCTGTTTATGCTATGTTACTTAAATCAGATGAGTTCCAAAGAACTGGATTAGTTGGCGACAATGTAGTTAATAACGGTATCGTTGGAAGAGTTGCGGGACTTAATGTTGTTGAATATGAAGCAGCAGACAGTGCAGCAGTAGATGGAGAAACTATTTCAGGTATCACATGGGCAACTGGCGATTTAATGGAATATGTAATGTATGACCATGATGCTTTCTCAATTATCACATCAGTAGAAGCAATCAGAGCAGTTGAAGAGCCTACTCGTTTTGTAGGAACTTTAGCACAAGTTCAAATCGTATCAGGATTTAAAGTTACAAA